CTAGATAATGGCTATTCAATTATTAAACAAAACACTTGTGATGAAGAAAAAACGATCACCTGTGGTAAAAGTTGAAAAAACACTTGACTTTAATGAAAATTATGATAGTGATAGTGAAAATTTTTACGGAGAATCAAAGGTTGATAGGTTTGACGAGATAATAGATTTACTAAAGACAAAAAATATTTACGGAGAAGAGAAGAATATAACTCTCGGTGCAGTCGATGTACCTATTGAAAAACAGATATCGATTGATAAGGCATCAACAAAAGGATTGAAATCAGAAACCTATGAGAACACTACTGAGAGTAAGTTGAGTAAATTAAGGAAATTAAGACGTGGCAATTAAACCCATAACCAATACAAATGCACCTAATGTATCTTCGACAAATCGAGAAGAACAATTCAGTATGCGTAATGAAGCCGGTAATGCAAAAGTAACCATTAGAAAACAAGGTGGTCGTGATGCTGGAAAGGGTTATGCCATTGGCCTGAAAGACATAGATACTTCAGTCATCAAACATATGCAAAACGTTATGAAACCAGTAGTTAGGGAATCCAACGAAATAATCAAAGTGCCTGTATTGTATGGTAATGAAGAGAGATGGAAATCAGTAAGAAGTCGTGGTACTTTACGAGACAGAAATGGTAGTTTAATTCTACCAGTTATTGTTGTGAAAAGAACGAGTACTGCTTTTGACGACGCCATGCCGATGTCCTTTGACAACGATGTTAAAGGTAAGTTCATTAGTGTCGTAAGGTCTAGTAACGGATGGAGTAAATCCAATAGATACGATAGGTTTGCAGTATTGACCGGTCAACAACCAGTACAGGAATTTATCAAGACTGGTATGCCCGATTTTGTGGTCTGTACTTATAACATCGTAATGATGACATCATACATGGAACAGATGAATGATTTAAATACCATAATGATAGAACATTTGGAAACCTATTGGGGTGATACAACAAATTATAGATTTCTATCAGCTTTAAGTGGAGATATTTCAAATGAAGAACAGATGGAATCACAAGGTGAGAGATTGATTAGAAATGAATTTACCATGACCATGAAGGGATATATGATACCTGAATTTACCGATAATATATTTGGTAAAACAGCAGAGATGGGTAAAGGATATAAACCAAAAAAAGTATCGTTTTCCGAAAAACTTATATAATTATATATGTATATATTACACAAACAACCTAATTAGGAGTTATAAAATGTCAGAAGAAATCAAATTTACAGAAGATGAATTAAAATCATTAGCTGAATTACAATCATCATACCAACGTATTACAACTGCGTTTGGACAGATTGCATTATCAAGGCATAACCTTGAAGTTCAAGAGGGTGGTCTTAAAGACGAGTTTGAAAAAACAAGACAAACAGAACAATCATTGTTAAATACAATTACCGAGAAGTACGGACCTGGCCAACTTGATCCTGCAACAGGTGTTTTTACACCTACACCAGTAGAGGACACCAAAGAAGTACAAACTCAGACCTTAGAGTAGTAATTAATTACAAAACCAGTTAGTAATTACTATAATAAAAGTTTCTTTGGGTTTTTATGTAATATTTATATATGAATAATCATATAATTCACATACTAATCTTTCTTGGAGACTATAAATGAGTGAAAAAATTGTAAGTCCTGGTGTTTTTACTAATGAAATAGATCAATCTTTCTTACCTGCTGCTATCGGTGATATCGGAGCAGCTATTGTCGGGCCTACTGTAAAAGGGCCTGTATTAATTCCTACTGTTGTTAGTTCATATTCTGAATATGTTCAAATTTTTGGGGAAGTTTTTGAAAGTGGTTCTGATTCATATCAGTATTTAACTTCACACACGGCAAAAGAATATTTAAGACAAGGCGGTCCGATGACCGTAGTAAGGGTTGCTGATCCCGATTCAGTTGGAACAAAAGCTTCAGCAATAGTTAAGACTAATGTAACCACAGGAACTGCAACTGCATCATCTACTATTAGATTGATGGGTGGTAATAGTGCTATACCCTCTGGTTCAGATACATTAGCTACAACTTTAACTATAAACGGTATAGACTTTGTAGGTGTGATTTCAGGTTCTTCTTTTGAAGATGCATCTGGTGCAGCTGGTTACTATACCATAGGAACTACCAAAGCAACATTTGGAGCAAACCTAGCAGCTGAGATTAATGCTGGTAACGCTGGTGTTACTGCCGCATTTTCAAACGATACTTTGACCTTGACTGCAGGAACAGCTGGTACTGCTGGAAATATTACAGTAACTACAAGTTCAATTGGTACTCCAACAGGTGAACAAGCATTGATCTATACTGGTTCATTTAGTCTAACTGGTGGAACTGATTCTACAACACAAAAAGATTGTTTTGAATTAGAAGTATTGGGTAACGGACCTCAGTTTAATAACATGACAGGTTCAAAAGGATTCGGTACTGATAATTTATTAACACCATTAACAAGTTCGGCTGTTAATGATCATTTCAGTAGTGGTAGTTTCGGTGGAAGAGCTGATAACTACAGATGGGAAGTCTCTCAAAGAAATGCAAAGAAAGGTACGTTTTCACTATCCATTAGGGCTGGAAACGATACAACCAAGAAGAAACAAGTACTAGAGACCTTTGAGAATATATCACTTGATCCTAACGAATCAAATTATATTTTAAATCGTGTTGGTAATCAAACCAATACAATAGCGGTTGAGGATGGACAAGCTTATTTACAACCAACCGGTGAATATCCAAACAAGTCAAAGTTCATAAGAGTCAAGAGTGTATTTCAAAAAACACCTAATTATCTTGATACTAATGGAAATATAACTGATAATGCATTATCAAGTTCAATACCAGCAGTTGGTAGTGGAAGTTATGGTGGAGCATTTAGTGGTGGTGATTTCGGAAAAGAAATACAACATCCATTTAAATTCTACGATGACATAAGTGCTGCTAACTCACAAGGTGTGTTGATGTCCGATAGTGCAGCTGGAGTTACTACTTCAGGTGTCGGTGGTGGATACGCAACCGCAATTAACTTATTGAAAAATCAAGATGAGTATGATTTCAATCTATTGTTCTTACCAGGTGTGGTGGATCAATTAGATGATCACAGTACAATAGTAGGAAATGCTATTCAGATGTGTGAAGACAGAGGAGATGCTTTCTATGTCATGGATAACTCATCAAAAACAACATCAGTAACTACGGTCAAGAGTAATGCAGAGGCTAGAAATTCAAGTTATGCTGCTTCTTACTTTCCGTGGGTACAGATTCAAGATGCTACACTAGGAACTTACAGATATGTTCCACCATCAGTAGTATTGGCTGGTGTGTATCATTTCAACGATGTCATAGGACAGCCTTGGTTCGCTCCAGCTGGTCTAAACAGAGGTGGAATTGATAGTGTTGTTCAAGCTTATAGAAAATTAACACAAGGTAATCGTGATGATCTCTATGACTCAAATGTCAATCCAATAGCAACATTTCCAGGTCAAGGTGTAACTGTCTTTGGACAAAAAACACTACAAAAGAAAGCTAGTGCTTTAGATCGAGTAAATGTAAGAAGACTATTGATTAACATCAAGAAGTTCACAGCAAGTTCTTCAAGATTCCTAGTCTTTGAACAAAATACGACAGATTTGAGAAATCAATTCTTAAATATCGTTAATCCATTCTTGGAACAAGTACAAGCTAATAGTGGATTAAGTGCTTTCAGAGTCGTTATGGATGATACCAATAACACACCTGAAACCATCGATAGAAATCAATTGATTGGTCAGATATTCTTACAACCAACTAAGACAGCTGAATTTATTGTATTGGACTTTGTTGTTCAACCAACAGGTGCAGCTTTTCCTGAATAATTTTTGATAAAGTAATATTTATTATTATACGGAGATAAAACATGGCAGAACTATTAGAAGCGAATAAGATATTTTATACACCATACGAACCTAAGTTAAAAAATAGGTTTATCATGGAGATAGCAGGTATCCCAGCTTTTACAATCAAAACAGTACAAAGACCACAGATTACTTTTGACGAAGTTGTCTTGGAACACATGAACGTTACCAAGTACGTTAAGGGTAAAGGTCGTTGGCAAACACTACAGATCACAATGTATGATCCTATTGTTCCATCTGCTGCTTCTGCCGTTATCGAGTGGATAAGACTTCATCATGAATCAGCTACTGGTCGTGATGGATATCAGGATTTTTATAAGAAAAATATTACTTTTCAAGTACTAGGTCCCGTAGGTGATATCATTGAAAAATGGACACTCTATGGAACTTACATTCAAGATGCTGCGTTTGGTGATTTGGACTTTAGTGATTCAAATCCAGTTGAAATAACACTAACATTAAGGTACGATTACGCAATACTTGAATTCTAAGTAGTTTTAACATCAAGGAGTTATAATGTCAGAACATAAGTTCCCCACGGAAATTATAGATTTACCGTCTAAGGGATTGGTGTATTCAAAAGAATCTCCACTTCACGAGGGTAAATTAGAATTAAAATACATGACAACACGAGAGGAAGACATATTGATGTCTCAGAATCTTATCAAAAAAGGTGTTGTTATTGATAAATTACTAGATAGTTTAATAGTCACAAAGGGTGTTAAACAAGAAGATTTACTATTGGGTGATAAGAATGCAGTATTGGTTGCTGCTAGGATATTAGCATACGGACCTGAATACACAGCAGAGGT